GGGGGGAGGGGTAGAGGGGTTAGATACGAATTCTCGTGATGAGCCCGAATGCTTTCGTAGCGATAATAGAGAGTCGCTCGAAGTTCATGACGAGCAAGATCCCGGCGAGGGAGGATCCTGCGCTGACGATAGCAGCTTTGTCCACAGGCGGCGATGCCGGTTCAATACCGACTTTGGCGCCTGCCAGAACAGACAGCTGGTTTACAGCGACAGCATACTCTTCACTCGCAGGATCGAGCGTCGACATGTAGTCGAGGTGGTCTTCAATCCGCTTGGAGAGCTGGGTGGGCTTTTTCTGAATGAGTTTCATTCTATCTCCTTTCATTATAGCGACTGTAGAAAAAGCGAAAACCATAGCCATTGCGGCTATGGCAAGGGCCTTAGACGGGCCTATTGAACTTTCGTTCCACGTTCTGGGCAAGCTCTTCCCATCGCTCCTCGACCTCCTGGAGATTCCGGGAGATCCACCTTGTCAGTCTGAGGGATTGAAGGTTTCGTGCGGTTCGGAGTCGATTTTCCATGTACTCCCGGGCCTGGTAATAGTTCCGGATCGGGCGGGCATTGAATTCATCGACAACCTTTTGCAGCTCTGGTTCCCACTGATGAGCGAGGTAGTCTTCGGCCTTGAGGCAGAGGTTGTGAAGGGTGATCTTGAGCTTTTTGAGCATGATAAATTCCTTTCTCTAGTGCATCATAACGGTCGCACAGCCTGCGAAAACCTATACCCATTGTGGGTATAGGGCTAGGGGTCACTTGAACGGAAGCATGATCTGTGAATCGTTCTCCCAACGCCGCTGCAAAATGTACTTGAGCATTTGCACTTCATCGTCATCCAGTTCGACGTACTCTTCGATGTTCTGGAAGGTGTTCAGCGTCGCCTGCTGGGCGGCACGAATCATGATTCCATGAACTCGATTGAGTTCGATGTACTTGTAGATGGCGATGAAGGAAACGCCCGACAAAACAGTCGAGACGATGAGGATGAAAACGACGATGAGTTCCATTTTGGGTTCCTTTCTCTAGTTCATTATAGGCGCGGCATACTACGCGAGCAAAAAATAGGTAGCCATTGTACACCGTACGACAGCTACCTATTTGGTGGTCACTTCACCTTGAGAGTGACGGTCTGGCCCGACTGGGGGGCTTCTTTCAACTCGAGAAGGGCATTCTCGCCAAGACGCATACGCCCGTCGATCCCGAGGTCATTCTTGTTGTAGTGAACCTTGGACACACCGAGGACTACGCCGAAGAGCGTCATCAGTACGAACAGCGTACCATTCACCTCAGAAGCCAGCGGCCAGTGCCAAAGGGCAGAGAGACCCGTATACGCGGCGCCAATCGCCGGAAGGACAACCAGATTTGCCCACTTCAGAGTGTCATAGACAGCCGTTGGGAGCAACGCCTTGAGGGGGGAGTCTGGAAGTTCAGCGGTCTCGCCGTGCTGCGGGGTTTCGCTCACTGTTATGTCCTTTCAGGTAGTCGACATCCATCACCATTGATCGGCCATGGATTGGTAGTTCGGCCACTTCGGCCATTATCTTCTCTGCGAGCCCGTTCCCGCCAAATGTGGAATATGGGCCATAGAGATACTTGTTGAGATCATGGTACTCATCTTTGGCGATCCAGCCTCGCTCGATGTACTTGAGCCCTTGATCCACAATCCGGTCATGGGCCAACCCAAGTAGGAGCTTGGTCTTTGCATCGCGCTGATCATCTCTCTTTTGGATAAATGCCCAGAAACCCGCCGAGGCGATGAGTGCGCATGTTAGTGCAGTTACAATAGGCACAAGAGTAACCACGATTCCTTCAATGACAGCATATACATCCATTATGTCCCCAAAAGAACGAGCGGTCGTCGGTGCTTGGATTCGGTCACAGACCACCCATCCGGACGGCCATCAGCGTCCACACCCATCATGATGGTCCCGGGGGAACTGAAGAAGTTACGCAACCAATAAGCGCCATCACCCAGCTTTCGCGTCTCTGGGAGAAGGCGGAACAATGGAAGCTGATCATCTCTTGACCCGCTGTCGAACCTTGTAGAGGTGCCCCACGCCACATGCCCAAAGACCATGGTCTCAGTCATATCGAGAAACCTCGTGTGTACGGTTGTGGCGTTTGTGGCCTTACCATCACTGTTGATGGCACTACTCAGCGATTCATCGAACCAGAATGCAGATCCGGATACCCCATACTGACTAGCAAGAGCGGTGATGGCATTGTGGCTGGGTGTATTGAGAAGGGTTTTGTCATCCGCGTACCCGTTCATGACGGATGTGGTGCTCATCGCGCCTGTGTATATGGGTGTGTCCGCCACCAGAACAATATGGTGCTTTGGGACGTTCAGCTGGTAGAAATAATCGAACGCCGCCACGCGCCATGTATAGGTCTCGCCACCGATCGAGGTTTGGATCTTATCACCAATGGCAAACTGCTCGAACTTGCCAAGGGCGATGTCCTGGAACCATCCGGTTGGCGGGGTGGTGTGCATTTTGCTGCGCTCAGGGCGAACATAATAATTTCGGCTAACCCCGACTGGCGCCGATCCGGCAGGGGAATTCTCGAGCACCTGGACTCGACCTTCCAAGGCAGGGATCTTGTTGGCGTTTGTCTCAACTGCGTCCAGCCTTGATTTGTACCCGGCCACCGTACTTGCGGCGGATGAGGCCTGCTGCTGTGCGGTTTTCGCATCAGCCGCTGCTGTAACGGCCGCCTTTTTGGCCTCGATAATGGCGTTCATGTTTGGGGTATTCCCCAACAGATTTTCTGTGTCTTTAATCCACTGGTTGAAGCGGTTCTTCAGCGCTTCGCCCTCGGCCTGAAGTTTTGTCAGCTGAGTCTGAAGCTCTTTGCTTGTTTTGGCGGCTTCGGTTGTCACATTGTTGAGTGCGTTGCTCGCGCTGCTGATGAACGCAGAAATATCAAGAGTTCGAAGTGGCCCAGTGATCCACGGGCATGCAGACGTGCCAGTGGCCATCTCGATCTGCCCTTGCTGAACCGTTGTGGCCCCTGCCGGCCTGAAAATATAGCACAATGGCATCTGCCGCACAAGACTGGTCAGTGCCAGATCCGGCCGCTTGGGTGTAGCGGCGGACACCCCGGAAATGTACTTGATGCTGTTCGCTCGGACGCTCTCAGACCAGTTGAACTCCAAGACGACTGCATCATACCGTGAGTAGTTCGGATGCGAGTTACTTGGTGCACTCAAACTAAGCTCGCCATCGTTGTTGAGCCACGTCCCCTGACACCAAGCTCGCCCTGATCCGATTCGAACAGTAGACCCGTTGGCTTCAACCCTAAGGGCCTGCCCCAAGCCTGAGAAGACTCCATCCGTGATAATGCCCTCAAACAACGTGCCAAATTGTTCTGCCGTGTATCGACGGTCGCCGCTTGACGAGTTGAAAAAGCCCGATGTTACGGCCATATATCCTCCTTAGAAATAATTCTCCATGATGGGCGACGCGTCCAATATCGGATACGCCCGATACCCTTGGTCAATCGTCCATGAGTGCGTGTACTCTTTGACTCTGGCGCGGGATCTTTTACCTGCAACCTCAACAGCCACCAGGTCTCCGAGAAAGAAGTCCTTGTCGAATCCGTATTCGTACATATCATGACGCAGGACCTCGCCTGAGATCTCGTCAGCGAGAGAGTGCTGATGGAGTGCAGTACGACCATACGGGGCAAGGACCCCCGCCAACCCATTCGCGTTTTTTGGTGTGTAGTTCCACCCAGGGGACACCCACATTTCACGACGGTTCATTCCTTGCCCGAATCGGTTGGAAACGTCAGTGGCGTATCGGGAAAGGCTGGACTGATTTTCGCCAACTTGAATATGAACGTACGCCGACGTTCTATAGGTGCGGCTCTGACGCCGGTAAACTATGTTCGAGAGAGACCCAAGGTCCTCGGAGAACAGTACAGGATATGTTTGGTTGGCTCCGGTTCGATCCCGTGGTTTCCACCACTGATATCGAATCTTCCTACCTTGCATGTAGGACCGGAGCCCGCAGTAATATGTCTGCGCGCAATACAGGAAGAGGTCCCAGAGAGATTTGCCATCGGGGTCATAGTCCAGATGGTGAACACTCCAAGAGGATGGATCATCCAATGCGAGATATTTCATTTCTCGGCCTTTTTCTGACGGGTTGGCCACCTCGTCATTAAAAGCTTGAAGGACTATCTCCCTGGTAGATGGCCCCATCGGAATCACCTGGGTAGCGGCAAGGACCCTGCGTTGGAGTAGGCTTTTAGCGTCCCTCCCTCTCAAATATACAGCAGGGGTCGTTCGACCGCCCTCGTATGTAATCTCCTCAACGATCATTGATTCGTTTGAATATGGAATCTGAAGGAGGTTGTCGAAGAATCGGTCCTTATAGCTCTGAATATCGGCCCTTGCGTCGGGGATTCGGATTTCGAACTCGCCGAAATCTTGATACCGCTCCGTCCATACAACACTGGACCAGCCTGTGACGGCGTCGATGGCCACCAGGTCGTTGTTGTAGACTCGTACGCTTTCCAGATACATCATACCCCCATATACAATGGACTATAGTATACAACCGCCCCATCGAATACATTGACCATTCGAGATTTGCTGGTATAGATCTCAAGATCATTCGGACCAGGCTGTAGCTTAGGCCAAACGCTGTTCGTCGTCACCATCCCAGACGCCTGGAATATAGTCCCGTCTGGACGCTTCACTCTGGCGCCAAATGAATCAGGGCGGCTGTCAACCTCCAACGTGTAGCCTCGTGTGATGGTTTTCTGGTCGATAGCCGCATACAAATCCATATCGATTTGGAGCACGGTGCCTCGAGAGTGATTGTATATGGATACAACACCTGGGGTCTCGAGCATGGGGAGTTCGAACCGGCAGCCTGTTACTATTTCGCCAGGGTAGTTCACTGTAAAGCTAGAGCTGCGCTGTTGATCGCCGAATTGCAGCTCCGCCTTGTTGAGCTGGTTTGTGAATGGGAACTGAAAGCCTCCAGAAACCGTAAAGAACCCCCGGCCAGTCTCAAATGAGTTCTTCTCCGTCAAGAATGGCTGCGGACATATCACAGAAACCTGCACGGACTCCTTGTCCGAAAATATGTTCGGGGTCACAGACTCCACATACCCTCGGGCCTCGTAAACGGAAGAGTCCGTCAGGAACTGCATTCGAACAAGTTCTTTGATCGGAAATGCCCGATAAATCAAGCGTCTTGCAGATGGGGGATTGTCTCCGACCATCTCCATGGCCAACACAACGTTTCGAGTCTGGGCCCTAGCGACACTGAATCTGCCGCCGTCCATATTATAGACACTCTGAACTGTAAGGTCTGCTTTCGGCGGGCCCAGACCCGCGATGTCGGTTATACACACACCGGTATCATAGGGCTTACCAAGCTCGTATGTATACTCTTCCCCGGAGGGGTTCTTGATAGAGACACCGCGGATCATCGGGCCCTCCTTTTCTTACAATTTCAGCTCGAGATCAGCTTCTCTAATTTGCCGAAGCTGATTTTGAGTGTTCCGGTAGATGGTCATAGCGTCCAGAGACTCCGGAGAATGATTGTGCTGCTCAAAGTGAACATTAGTCACTTTGGATACTGGCTCTTCACTCTTGGTCGGCTCTGGCGATGGTGCTTGTGTGCGGCCGTATTCATACTGGGCGTTACGAGCGCTGACAGGTATTGGGGTGCTCCCAAACACCGAACTCAACGTCTTAGCGTCTTTACGGACATCATCAAGATTGAGCACCGGAGTGATTTCGGGGCGCATTGTCAGGTCGATATCGTCAAAGCTCATACCCTTGAAGCACTCATTGACCGCATCAACAAGTTCTTGAGAAACCCCGTTGACGGTATCCTGCGCGCCAGGTGCGCCGTCCTCGAAGCCCTTGCTGAAGCCTTGGATGGCGTAACCGCCGATCTCAGCAAAGACCCTCGAGGGGGATTTGATACCAAGGACCCCCTTGACTCCATTGACGATACCGCCAAAGAAATCTTCGACTTTGCGCTTGAACCACCCAGCGGCCCCGGCGATACCTTTCCAGATCCCGTCCACTATGGCTTTACCAATCCCGATGAGGACGTCGCGGATACCGGTAAGACCCGCCCCGACGCCGTCGACCAGCGCCTTGAAAATGGCTTTCACGAGACGACCGATAGCCTCGAACAACGTATTGTGGTTCTCATCGATGGCCTTCGCAAGCCCATTGATAAAGGCTATGGCGAACTTGAACGCGCCGTCAATGATTCGACCGATGTTATCGGCAAGCGCTTTCAGGAAGTTGTAAATCGCTTCTGATGCAACATCCACGATCTTACCAATGTTGTCTCGCAGGGATGTCAGAAATGCCACGACGAGCTTGAATGCAGTGTCCACGATCTTCGGAACAGTCCGAATAAGAGCATCGCACATTGACTCGATAGCCACAACCGCAAGCTCAATGAGCCGTGGGATGTTCTCAGTGATGGCGTTGATAAGCGCCCCAATGAGAGTGGCCATCGCGCCGCGAATTGGTTCCTGGTTGTTGATGATGACTTCTGCTATTTTGACAAGCCCCATGCCCAACTGTTCCATTAGGTATGGTATCATCGAAATGAGGCTGGTTATCGCCGCAGTCAGCACCGATAGACCCGCAGCGCCAGACACACCGAGCATCCCCAGACCGATCGCGAGGAGCGTTATGCCTGCACCAGCAATCGCCACCGCTGCCGCAAAGCCCATCAGCGCAAGCGCGAGTGAAGTCATCGCCGGGATCACAGGCTCAAGTAGCTTGGCTGCTCCACCAAGAATAGCAAGGGCCGCAACCAGAGCAATGATTCCGATTGTGACAGTAACCCACCCAGCCGCTCCAAGCAACAGGATCGTTGGCACAAGCATGCCGAGCGCAGTAGCTAGCAAAATCAAAGCTGCTGCCACCCCAGGCTTGACCTTGGTCTTGGCCATGATCGCCAGCGCAAGAGACATCGACATGAGCATAACAGTCAATGCTGTTACACCGACTGTAACTTTGTCCACATCCATCTCGCCGAGAGTTTTGACGGCGTGCGCCACAGCTAGAACGCCCACCGCCACCAATGCGAAACCTGCCCCGCCGTAGAGAGCCTTCTTCTTAAGCCTCTCAATGGTGCCGCCAACCGCCAACATAACGATCATGAGCGAGATTAAACCCTGCTTGATCACATCGGGATCCATTGTCCCGAAACGCTCCACAGCGGCAGCTAGGCGCTCCATAGAGATCGCCAAAGCGAGAATCGCAAGTCCAGACTGGGCTGCTGCCTTACCGTTTCCAGCTATCCGGATAAAGGCTCCGAGTGCCACGAGCAACGCAGTCACTGATATAAGCCCCTGGGTCAGAACTCCTAGGTCCATGCCGCCGAACTTCTCCACGGCCTTGACCATTATAAGAATCCCGAGAGCTAGAGCCGTGATGGCTACACCCGCCTCCATACTCATCTGAGAGTCGAAGTTCTCCACAAACGCCAAAACCAGTGTCAGGATGGCGGTAAACGCAATCATCCCCTTGGCCAGAGCTCCGAGCTTCATATTGCCAAGAACCTTGACCGACTCTGCTAGAACCCGGATTGCAACTCCAAATATGACAAGTGCCGCCGCCCCAGTCACCATACCTTTGGTGTTTCGGACCATGTCCTTCATGACCTTGGTCAAGGCCTTCAGCAACGATTTTGTCGCTAGAAGCCCCTTGGTAAGCGTCCACCAGTCCAGCTCGCCCATCTTTCGGACTGCCCCAGCCAGAATGGTTATAGCCGTAGCCATGAGAATCATTCCGACTGCTGCCTGGGCGAGTCCGCCAAGGCCATTGTCCTTGTTGAACTTGCTATACCAGGCCATCATGCCGAACACCTCGGCCAGGAGCACAGATATAGCAGTAAGCCCGACAGTAAGCTTGACCGGGTCGACCATGGCAAGCAGAGCTACAGACGCTGCAAGTACGCCAAGCGCCGCCGCAATAAGCAGAAGCGTCCTAGCTTTCACCTCGCCCGTGAGAGCCTTGAGGTGACCCTTGACCGCGTCCATTACCGCGCCGAACTTCTTGACGATGTCGCTGACTTCGCCGATGCCTTTCTTGACCTTCCTAGTCACGCCGGCGAGGTTGTGCACTAGCGCGATGAGCATAGCCCCGATGCCAGCGCCCATGGTCAAGTTAAGCGCGGCCAGAAACTGGTTCATTCCCAGTTCCTTATCCCCACTCTTGAAGAAGTTCGCTAGATGGCTGCCAAACTCTTTGACCTTGTCCCAGGCCTTCTGAAGCCAGGTTCCGATCTTTTCTGCAACACTCTGGACTTTTCCAGCAAAGGCCGAGACCCGCTCAAGGGTTTCGTTCTTGAAGCCTTCAGCTCCTTGCGCAGTATCGCTTCCAATCTTTGCAAGCTGCTGATTGACCCCGTCGACTGTTTCTTGGGCCTTTGGGATCAGGTCGTCCTTCAACGCGGCAAACTTTCCAGAGGTCGACGCGAAGAACGCCCCAAGTGCTTCGGCAACGGGGGCAAGTTTCTCCATGGCAGCTGTTCCGAAGTCCACGATTGCCTGTCGGGCCCCACGTATCGCATTCATGAAGACATCGCCCTCACGAATACTGTTACGAAGATTAGTGACCAAGTCAGCAAGACCTGCGATCCACTCAAGGATACCACCGTGCCCCTTTGGCAACAGGTCAATTATCTCGCGAAGGAATGCACCAAACGCCTGGCCAACCGCTCCAACAAGATCGCTGACTATACCGAGAATGGAGAATAGCCCTGTAAATATGCGCTGAAGCTTTGCAGCGGTCTCGCCGCTGGGCTTCAGCTTCGACGTGAGGTACTCAAGTGCCTTTGAGATGCCTGCCAGGGCCTCTCCCGCTTTGGCTGGAGGGAACACTGTCTGCCAGGCATTTTGGATGGGGCCGAGAATGTTCCCGATACCCTCCAGAATGTTCTTCAGGGTCTGGACCATGGCGGTCCGCCCCCCGGCGTCCTTCCACGTCTGAAGCATCAGATTTCGAGCATTACTCATCCCATCAATGACAGGGGAGAAGTAATTATTGAGCCAAGTGAACAGCTCCTTGGCTTCCTCGAAATCGCCAAGCACGATACGGAAAGACTGGGCCCACCCGGATCCAACAGCTTCTTTCAGAGTGTCAAACAGCTGCGTGACTGTCTTGACCTCGGTTGCGGCCTTGAATGCCGTCTGACCAAGCTTCTCATAGTACTCCGCCTGAGACTCTGTAAAGCCTTTGGCCATCAAATCAGCCTTGGTCATGGATCCAGTCATGACGTCCAGGGCTTGAGTCAAGACGTCCGAAGAAAGCCAACCGCCCTTCAACGAGTCTCGGAAAGACCCATTCTTGAATAGATTTTTGGACTTCTTATCCAGCTTATCGACAGCGCCCATCGCAAGCGCGGTGTCTTTCAGCAGATTCTGAAACTGCTCGCCGCCCATTCCGGCGTTGACTACTGAGTTCCAGTCCTGAAGACCCACCCGGCCCGCAGCGAGCGCCTGGGAAAGCTGGTACATCGCCGTTGAAGCTTGCTGGCTATTCGATCCCGAAAGGGCTGCCAGGTTGGCAATACCCTTGATGGCTTTTGTCGCTGGCTCAAGCTTAACACCGGCCGCGGTGAACGTGCCGATGTTCTTGGTCATCTCGGTGAAGTTGTATATGGTCTTGTCGGCGTACGTGTTCAGGTCATCAAGATACTTGTTGACTGTCTGAACATTAGTGCCTTCCTTCAGGGTGTTCGCCAGAATAGTCTGGACTGCCCCCATTTGGGTCTCGTACTCCCTAAAACCATCCATGATGGGGTCGAGAGTCAGAGCCTTGAGAATTCTCCCGCCGGCGTCGATCGCTTTGTTGGTCACATTCGTGAGCGCGGTGATTGCTACGACGTCGAGAGCACTGAACTTTTCCTTGATGGTGTCCAGAGCCCCACGAATGCCTTCCATTTTGACATTTCCGAGCTTGTCAGCTGACGCCGCGGCCTTGTCAAAGTTCAGCGACTGATTAAACTTGGCCAAAGACGCGCTGGTCTGTGCGATGCCCTGTTCGAACTGCTTGTTGTCGAACTTCATCGCAACTACGCGGTCTTCAATCTTACTCAACCGACGACACCACCTTCCAGACGTCTTCCGCTATACGATTCATTATCGGCTGAATTGCCGGATTGATGTAATCGCGCCCTTTCACATACCCGCCAGTACCAGTTCCATGCCCGTACTGGAGAATAACCGCAATAGGAACACCTTGGACCACATTCGTGTTAGTCCACACGATCGAGTAAGTATTCCCTGACTGCTTGACCTCATATCCCCAAGACCCGGCAGTTTTTCCCGAGTCCTTTGGAGTGGCCGCCGACAAGGCGTCTACGCCCATTGAACCGTAGGCTTTGAGGCGCTCAATGATATTAGGGCGAGCAAGCTTCGCCAAGAACTTCTGAGTTTTACTGAAGTCCCCTTTCGAGGTTACATATAACATCAGTTAGAACCCCCTTTTGGCAGCCTCCGCTCGTCGCTTGGCATTGATCTCTCGATACTGCCGAGCGACCTCGTCTTGTGAGAGCTTCTTCTTGTCGGGATTGTTATTGATTGAGCACACCCGGATAAGTGTTATAAGCCGATTGAGGTTCCATCGCTCGCATTCGAATGGTATCTGTAGCGCCACCATCCAGGAATAGATCAGCTCGGATGTGATAATTTGAGAGCTCGACTCGCGATTTGGAGAATTGATCGTCGTAGCCGTATGCGGGTTCTCGAGATACGCCTGGAGAAGCTCCAGGTGCTCATCCCGAAGCCCTGCGAGGTCTACTCGCGTGATGGAAATCTCCGACATGCAGATGATGTAGTCCATCAGCTCGTCGTCCGTCAAATCCTTGGCGTTGACGAATGGTTTACAGTGTTCGGACTCCCATTTTGACAGAGAGAGCAGCGAATGCTCCAACTGGAGGGTCACTGCCGGAGTAATGATGAACCGGCTTGTCGCTTCATCGAATAGTCTGCCCCCGGAAATCTCGAGCTGGAGCAACGCCGCCACCTCCTTTCAGTTACTGAAGAAGCGTCTTGATTTCGTCAGGCAGGAGAATCTTCGGCTCAGTGCCCGTTCCAGAATCGCCCTTGCCGTACAGTGCCTCCTCCAGCTTGGTCCACTTGTCCTGCTCGACCTCGGTAGAGCGGATGACCACATGTGCCGTCGGCTTCATACCAGTAACATTGACCGGTTCGGTGTCGAAGCTCCAAGACAGAGCCGCAGGTTCGGGCGACTCATTGATGGTCTCACGATCCTTGGAGGACGGCGAAGCAGTCGCACCATACACCAGGTGGATCTCAACGCCGTGATCGGTGCCGTCGGTGTCATTACCGATCAGAGTACGATAACAGAGTCCGAACTTCTTGCGCGTCTGCTGAGTCGCCAGGACCCCCTTGGTAATCTCGCCCATGCCGTCACACTGGTCAAATTCCTTGGGAGAGTAGAAAGCCTCGATCGTGCCCTTGAACGTTTCCGTAGAGATGATGTTGGCGTACACCCGGTTGTCTGCATACTTCTTGTTGGACTCAGCACCCTCAGGGCTTTCCGTCACCTTGGTCAAACCAGACCAGGCGATTCCGTCCTGATACTTGCCGCCTTCACCCATGACGTACAGAACGCCACGGTCAACGCCAACACTGTAAAGTCGCTTGGTATTTTCGTCCCACTTCAGTGCACCCTTGGCCATCAGGCCTCCTTCCTATCGGTGCAAATATACAACATCATGGTAGATGTTATTGCTGACATAATGCCTGGCAAAATCTGCACCAGGCAAACATGCTATTTTCTCCGACAGGTCGCTGTCGGGGTCTTGGTACATAACAATAACTTGATACCTGGTTAATACCAGATACGCTATATTGTCAGCCCGTACCGGGCGGATGTCCTGCTTGTAATACACAATACATGGGTAGGACATCTTGACATTGGGCGGGGGTTGGAAATATACCTTATCAGACCCGAGTATACCTTTCAACTCACGATGAAGATCAAGCCGGCGGTTCATTGTACACCTTTCCGATCGTCAGCTCAAGCCTCGGGTAGACCAGCTCCGCATAGGATACTTTCCATTTCGCCCCCGCCCAAGTCACATACCTGATGGCGGCAAAGTCATCTTTCAGAATTCTCGGAAGCATGACCGAGATGGTGTTGGACAGCACGAGATCATCATTGAGCGTTTCGCTACCATCAAACCGACGGGCGCACCGCTTGATGTCGCCTCGTACGTATACCTCCTCCACCTTCTCGACCCATACACCGGGGGCTTTCTCAGTCGTAGTGACATAGCCTATCTTTCCACTAAACTTTGCCATTTTGACCTTTCTTAGGCCTGCGCCATCTCCAGAACCATAGCCGAGCCAGGACGGACCAGTGCACCGGACATGCGGGTCTCCAGCAGATACTTCTCCTGGTTGAAGTCCAGGTCAAAGTCGTCGAAGAAGGAGATCTGGCCGCCCTTGTTGGTGCCAGTGGTGTAGTCCTGAAGATTGACTACGATCGCCTTGAGGCCATACTTCTTGGTATTGACCTCGCGCTCCAGCTTCTCCATGACCGGAACGCGGACGATCTTGGACACGCCGATAGCCGAGGCCAAAGCAGCTTCCGTCTCATACAGGCGACGGCCAATCTGGTCCTTCTGAAGCAGCAGATCCGTGACGAACTTGCTCGGGGCATACATGGTCGGGTTGCCCGAGCCACGGTAGTCATCCAGACCACGAATCATCGCCTCGACGCACGCATCAGGCTTGGCGTCTTTGTCGACCTGGACCTTGTACGAGTATAGTTCGTCATCCTTCCAAATCGGTCGGATGTTGTCCTCACTGATCTTGTCATCATCGGTGACCTGCCGGCCATCCCCGACCAGAATCGCCCTGGCGATTTCCTCATCCAGCATCAGACGCATCTCGCCCTTGATCCAAGCGACCACATCGAAGTCCGTAATGTCCAGGATATCGTCCCGGTCCAACTTCTGCTTCTTGTAGATCGTCTTCGGGTGGGTGACCCGGTGCAGCAGCGAGAAGACCTCTTCCTTCTTCTTGGTTCCGGTCTTGTAACCTTTCGCTCGCGCATTGTCAGCAGTGATATCTGCCAGGATCGTCTTGATCTTGGTGAAGGGTGCATGGCGAGTGCCATTCAAGACACCGGCCACCCATTCCATCCGACGAGAGATGAACTCAGGGGTGTTCCAAAGTGTCTTGGCATCCGGGAACAGAGTGTTGATGTCCTTGATGCCGTAGTCATTCGCATGCGCGAGGAACGACTCGGAAAGTTTGATGTGGCGATCCTGTGCGGACTTCATGACTGTCATGAACTGATCATGGGTCAGCGTCTGTGACGGAGCCTGCGTTGCGGACCCCTGGAAGATGTTGTGGGTCAATGTAGATCCTTCCTGTGGTTTGTCAGCGGAGTGCTCCGCTTTGTCAGAGGACTCTTCCGACTTCTTTTCGGCAGGGCCGGAGTCTTCCAAGGCCTGAGTGACGAGATAGGCAACAGCATTCTGCTGCTTTTCCGTCATGCTGTCAACGATGTCCTGAATGGTTTCGCCATCGTCGTCTGAGTCTGACGAGTCCTCAGTTTCACCATGCACGAGCAGTTCGCCAAACTGGATGATGGCGGCATCCTCCACCTCATCGGAGAATCCGTCCCCGTGAGTGATATACACCGCATCGATCTTCGCCTCACGATTGGCGCCAGCGAGCACCAAGCTCACCTCTCGGATGTTACCGAAAGTTACTGTTGTACCATCATGACGCAGGTCATTGGCGAAGATGGAGAGCGAGTTCAGATCCCCATGTTTCACCTGCTTACCCAGGTTCTGGGCGGCCATGGTGTCATTGAGTGAGCACTCTGCATACATTCCGTCATTGCGGCTATGAAGAAGTGCGTGGCCGACGATGTTCGTGGGATCCTTGTGGTCGTGCCCATACAGAAGTGGCACCTTGTGGTTGTCCTGATGGGCGAATGCTCCCTGGCCGATGATCCGACCGTCCGAGCACAGAACGCCGCTCTTGGTGGCGTATCCTGAAAAGTCAACTTTCATTTTGAAGGTCGACTCCTTCCTGTAAGGACGGCGCATCGGCCGTCGTGTTTGTATCCTCAACCGGCATGTTCGGATTTCGAGGAACGTCCGCTTCATGGGCCGCTACAGGCGGCAACCCTATTGCAGCACGCATTTCATTCGTACTCATGACTTCATTCCGAATCAGTTTGTCTGCGAGATCGGCCAATGTCGGAAGCGACGCTAGTGCAAACGGGTCACGGAATGCCTGGATGTCCTGAAGCTGAGTTCGAGCAGTCTGCGTGAGGAACTTTCGGCGAAGCTCGGCCGTTACCGCAATTGTGATTGGTTTAACCACCCTGGCATAGTAATTAGCCATGGCCTCTGGCGGGGCAGTACCGTTGACGATCTCCTCAGTCAGAGCAAGCTCAGTGTAAAGTCGCTTGGTGAGATACTCGATCTGTGCAAGGAGCGTGTTCTCAGCAGGACGGTTGAGCTGTGTGATCTTCTCCGTCCCGTCGATGTATGCCACACCATACTGGGCGCCTTTGAGCTGCTGTTCTATGTCAGTTCGACGGCGTTCAGCTTCGGCTCGCTTTGCATCGGACTTGAGTGCATACGGAAGCTGAATGATGATGTCGAGCTTGTTTGCCCGAGCTTCCTCATCCGCGAGGTCCAAAAGGTTGAGTTTTCGCATCAGCCTCTGGAACGTGCCGGATGGCTCATTCATGATTGTATAGAGTGGAGACTCTACGATAGCACAGATCTTCTTCGGAAGCGGGATTTCCTCAATCAGGCCAGTGTTCTCATTGTACAGTTTAACCTTGACTGTATCCGGCCACCACTCGGTGACCTCACCAACCCGAAGATTCTTGATATTGTACGAATCCGAGACGAGTGGGTTATAGTCAGTTTCGACCGGGACGATCGCCGCTACCCCAACATTGAGAATTGTCTGATAGACATCCTGCCGGAACGCCGCGCCACTCTGATCGATATTAGCCGAAACAGTCAGACATCGCTGAAGAGTGGAGTCCATTGCCTGAACGTAACGCCCTTTATCATCGGTGCGAATATGCTGAATTACAGCCTCAGCGCAATCCATCGCAATTCGGGTACGTACCGATGCAAGTGTCGAGCGATCCGCTCCACCACTGTAGTGAATCGCATACGGCCGGGCGGCGTAAGAGAACCCTCGTCCTGACGGAGCTTCTCGGCGAGTGAATGCGTTCCACGCATGGGCCAGTCTAGAAAGCAATCCCATTTTGACCTCCTTTCACTCGAAGTCTTCTTTGTGTAGCTTGAAGGCGATGTACGCATCCATCATCGCAGCTACACAGTCGATCTTGGCTTCATTCCGGCGCTTGGTCAGCTTTCGGTTGGCGTTTGTGTCCTCCATTGTCACGGTGTTACCCATGCAGAAGGACATGATCGCTTCGTCAAAGATCAGTTCACGCTTTTCCGCAAACTTCTTGAGCTCGCCGAGAGGGACCGACTCCGTCCGTGCGCCTTGGATGACTGTCTCGATCGCGTACGGCCCATAATCTCGTTCCCACTTGGCGACGAACTCCTTGGCATTGAACGGGTCAAACCCAAATGAGCGAACATCATACTCTCGCTCCTCGATGTGTTTCTCGAGGTCGTCATAAACAGTCCCAGCTACATCCAAGACCGTCCCCGGCATCACAATCAACGTGCCCTCTTGTATGAACTCGTCATACTTGGACCTGATCGACGCATGAAGCTTGTCCAAGGTGTACTGTGTGATGTAAGCTCTGGTTTTTATACCGAATGACCCATCCGCCAAAGGGAACAAGAACGTAAATGCACAGAAATCATCACCACGTGACAAGTCCGCCCCTAGCGAACATGGCATCTTCCAGAAGTCATGCGGTCTGTGGGGCAGCGTCTCCTCGTATGTGAAGAAGTATGTGAATCCTTCAAGCGGCAGCCCAAACCTTTTGGCGAGGATGTCATTGCGCGCAGCCGGCGAAGCCTCTGCACGTTCGACGTCCTCGTAGTATGTTTCATACGAAACAGTGATGCCAATTGTTGGCTGGGCCTTTACCCATCTGGATGGGTCCGCAACCTCAGACACCGAGTCGAGCTTGTAGTGCCAAATGGATACATGCGGCTGGTAGCTTTCGCCTCTAAGAATCTTCTGGAGTTCCATTTTGACCGCATCGCCGGACCCGTTCCGGACTGTGCCCTCCGACGAGATGGCAATGATCGCATAGCCTTTGTTCTTAGACGCGCCTTGCTCTATAGCTCCAACAACATCTTCTCGAACATCGCCCGACAACCATTCATCGACCGAGTTGTACTTGCTTCGAAGACCTTGAAGTTTGTCGATGGTCATTGGACGAATCTCGAGAAGGGATCCCGTGAGTAGATTCTCGATGCCTTTCTTGGTAGAGACAAGCTGCTGGCGCAAAGCCCTACTGCCAGTGGTGTTCTGAAGCGATCCATAAGTGAGCATCTTGAAGAGGGGGCCTCGATGACGGGTAATGGCGGTTTTTATCGGCGACATCACCTCAACTGCTTGAGGCATTGTCGGGGCGGTAGTCACCTGATGGGTCGTGGCCGTATCCATCGTCAACCAATAGATCTGCCAGAATGCGGCATACATCGACTTCGCGGCGCCTCGTGCCACTATGATGTATTGCTTCTTAGTCAGCCGCTCCTTGACCAGTTGAGTCTCATGGTGCCCGCCAATACCATCCTCGTTCGGGATGTATACAGAGCGCTCGACATACCGGTACCAGCCCCATAGCTGCTCACCCCAGAGCTTGAATGTGTCGAGAAGCTCGACATCCTCGCCATTGGTGAGTGTCAGCTCGTTCTCGCAGAACCGGATCCATCCATCAATGGCCTCGTCATCGTAATACATGTCCGGGTCATCGATTAGTGCGTCAATCCGGTTCATCTCCATGGAGAGTTCCTTGCAAACTGGAATCTCCCCACGGAGGACTTTGTCACGAAATTCGCCGTAGTACTTAGGCACCGCGGTGTTTGATAGCATTTTGACCTTTCATCGAATTTTTATCCGCTTGAAGGTCACCCCCGCAATTGAAGGCCGCCCATCTTCATCCACAGTATAAGTTGGCTCCCGATACGCCACCGTCTCACCATTTCGAACGTAGCTTTTGGACTTCTGGCTCGACTTGAAGTTGCCCCACGATTCCTTGATCTTGCTGTAAGCTTTTCCGGCACTAGCTCCCGAGCTTGGCGAGGGCTTTGCCTGGGGTGTGGGGCTTGGGGCTTTTGGGGGTTTTGTCGCTTTGGGAGTAGGTGTAGCATTCGGAGTCTTTGGCGTTGCCGCCTTTGCGGATTCCCGACTCACTTTGGCTTTGTTGACTGCCCGATTCTTCGACACATCAACAAGGTACTTCCTCGCACTCGTGACGAGCATCTGGGAGGCATTCTTGGCGATTGCATCCTGAAGGTTATTGGCCAACTTAGAGCCGAGACCTTTGAGCCATTTCTTACCAGGAGACATCTTTGGCGCAGTCAGCTCTGCGTACTGCTGATCCAGTCGCATTCTGTTGATCGTGTCCTGAAGCTGCTTGTCTGTCAGGTGCGCCGTATTCGGCCGACGTACAAGACCCCCCGAGCTCCTGCCAACCGTACTGTGGTCCGGCATTCCTGTATTTGGGTTATTGGACTTTTTGGGCCCAAGACTGCTCGGGTCGAGCATGCCGATATTCTCGTTTTTACGCCGAGCAAGCTCGTTTACCGCGCTCGTATCAACCCGAGACTGTCGCTTTTTTCGCACACCCCACTTCATACCCTTGACGCCGTGATGTGCAAGAAACGTTTCTATGTCCGTCCCCACTTATCCACCCCTCCTTCGAATCTCTCGTAGTGATATATGATTCGGTGCTGTAGCTCACTCAAGCGCTTCTCAATCGGGGTGACCAGAAACGCATTCTGCGGCGGGTCAAACGCCATCTTGGTTCGGAGGCACACGTACTCTTTGATATGCGGCGATCGGTTAGTCCCAAGAGCCGCCCACTCAAGATTTTGATCCATCTCCACGGCACTTGGCATGCCGAGCTGTACAAGATCCGCCAAGGCTATCTCGATCATCGGGACCAATTGCTTATCATAGTCCCAAAAGTTCCATGGTATGTTCAGATACTCTTTAACATCCGCTAATATGGTCATGTCGCCTCTTTCCCCATAACAGAGTATCCCCCGGCATTCTCTCAACGTGGGGCTTGGGCAGAAGCCCAACGTCCCCGAAGTGGATCGCCTCGTGAGTCATCATCGAGACGGATATAAGATACTCCGGATCGAGAATTGTGATCTCTCCGTCTTTGAGCATCTGGACATCCATTGGATTCATGTGGTGAACATAAATCTTGCCTTTTATTGGATAATCTCGATGCCCCATATCATACCCTTGGTCTCGAGCGATGACTTCTTCACGCACCGATTTCCACTCAGAACTTGCATAGAAGCGCTGATTCAGCCATCGATCCCCGCCAAAGGTACGCTCACCAGGACGTTGGTTGCCGATTCGCAGATACTTGTACCGATCGAAATAATCATCCAAGTGGTTAAGCTTGGTGAATGTACGCCTAGTCAGAGGATCGGTAACTCCGCATAGCTTCGATCGCCTTTGCATACATCTCATCCAATCGTTCGTTGGCCTCAAGGGCTCTAGTTTTCGCTTCTCGCTCTGCTGTATCAGCCTTGATCCGAGCCAACTCGACCTCGTTACGCACAGTTGCGAGTTTGAGGTAGTGGTTGACAATGGAAAGCGGAGGATTATCTCCTCGTAGGAGCTCCTCCGCCTTGTCCATCGCCAGTGCAATCATGGTTTGCTCTCGAGCTTCCCGGGTCAGGGCCGGTCGAGACGACTTTCGGCGGCTCGCCATGGTGTTTCCTTTCCCTTTCGCCCGGTTTCAAGCCGGAAAATATGCCCTCCGGGGCATTTTTTGGGTGGCCGTCGAAG